TTACCATTGATGTGTACTGTTGTGCTGTTGGTATCCAACATACACGCAACCAACTGAGGCTTACACTGGTCATCTCTATTGAGCTTGCGCTTGTACTCGTCAGCACACTCAAATATTATACTCGTGAAGAAGCTTCTTTAGTTCTCCACATTTCAATTCTTATTTTTGCTAGATCATACAATCTACGCATCTTTGAAAACCTAGCTTTAGCAAATGCTAAGTTCTCAATATGAAGTTTATATACTGCATCAGCATGAGCTGTTCTTTTCTTAGCAGCTTCACTACCCTCAACGCTACTAGCTAAACTATCTACTAAATGTTTAGTATAGTTATCTAAAAGATCAGCTGCTTCCTCATACTCAGCTAAAGTATCAAGGTTACTGATCATAAAATTATATGCTCTTTCAGCCGATTCTTCGTCTAATGTATTTTCTCTGTGAGTTTTGATTTCTTTCTCGTCTTTGACAAAATCAGCAACATTGTATTTCATATTATACCCCCTTGTTTTTCAATCCAACCTGGTTGTCTTACACAAGTATTACATATTGCAATACCGTCATCTTTAGTAAAATAAGCAACAAATTTTTGTTTAGCCATATCTGCTGTATGTGCCATAACTAATGCATCTATGTTAGTTTCTTTACCATTCTTGTCTTTGAATATACCTTCGCACTTATATCTTTTAGGTGCATTTTGTAAGTAATCATTAAGTTTAATTTTAGCATCTAATAAATCTAAATTATTGTGTACTTTCAATGTAATGTCCTTTCATCATCTTGTAATAAATAGTTCCACAGATTATCTTGTACTTCACCTGTAGCAAAAAGAGATACTTTTAGTTTATCTCTATCTTTTATTTCATATATTGTTGTCCTGGCATCACCAGCTTTGTTGTGTGAAGATATAATTATACATTCAACTTTTTTACGTTGTTTTTGTTTCTTAACTTTACCTTCACTTACAAAACTGTAAGTACTGATATTTTTACGCTTTAGAATTTTACTTAAGTTTACAGCCTCATCTTTCAGTTCCTTGTCAAATAACTTAGTAAATGAAGCTGTACCTCTAGTATGCCCTACAAGAATAGTTGCTACATGACCATCTCTGCGAAAATTCTCAATAGCTACTTCACAGACATTTTCATGATACGCATCAAAAAATGCAGAATCTAATTCGTTAATAGTAATATCAGAAAGGAATTTTTTGTCCTTTATCGTCATACTCAGCCTTTGCTTCTGATTCGTCCATAGTACTAGCTGAATACAAGTTTACAGCTTGTTTTACATATGCAAGTTTATCCCAAAACTCCATATCTTTATCGTTCATTGCATCGTTTACTGCACGAACTCTGACCATATCACCAGACTGCAACTGTTTAGATATATTACTTGTAACCTTTGCAGCAGGTGTACTATCTGTAGAATCATCAGCTAGAGCTTCTAAACCTTCAGCAATCTTAAGTTGTTTTGCTGTGTAGGTTTTACCATTCTTGCTGTAGCCCTCAAACTCAATCCATTCACCCTCTTTAAGTGAATCCATTGGTTTAGTGCCATCTGATAGTAATCCATTGTTCCAATAGACTACGATATCATTGTCATTCATTTTAGCAGGAATCCAGAATTTGATTTGATCACCTTCTGAATAATCCCTTGCATCTTTCTTTAGTTGTGCTTGGTATGCCATATATCCTCCTTTGTTAAGCTTTACGCCAATACCTGTCAGCGATTGTTTTAGTGTCTTCATCCCATTTATACCCTTCTGTATTTAGAATATGATGTTTCATAAATGTTCTTGCATCTTTGAATAATTCATTATTCTTTTCAATTGTACTGAACACCTCAATCATGAATTCACCCTCCCTTTTTACAACATCATCTGGTATGCCAAAAATAGCACATTTCTTATCTGTTGCATATAATAATGCTACATCTTTGCCAGATAATAAACCATATAATGATACCTGTCTTACATGAGCCATCTTGGTTTTAAATGGATCAGTTGGGAATTGTTGTGTCGCTTTTGTGTCAACAATAAGATCATCATATTCAAAGTCTGGTACATAAGTAATCTTGTGTTTTAAATTAGGATAATCAACAATCTTTTTAACATTGTAAGATACAAGAGGTTTATCTAAATTGTGAAGTATATCAACAAAGTTATTAGCAATTGGACCAACCTTATCATACTGTTTAGGTAGTACACCTTCATCTTGCTCGATCAAATCTTGACATATTGTATCAAACTGCTGTTCTGCTATATCCTTGACATAAGCAGATCTATCTTCATTATTTTTTTCATAGATTTGAATCCACTTTAAGCCTTGATAAGCTGCAAACTCAGAAGCTGTACCCATAGCCATACTGTAATTTTGTTTAGACTCAACACCAAAATAGTTACGCATCAACCATAAAGAGGGATTCTCAGTATAGTCAACACCTCTAGAGGCACTATGCCTGTAATCAGGGTGTAAAATAGGCTTATTCAATTTCATATTTACTCACTTTCAATAAATCATATTCGTTGCATATATACAACAAATCAATCATATTTAATTAATGGAACCAGAGGACAAGAGGGATATTCAGCCAGTACTGAAGCAAGGAAGCTATGTAATGGTCATGAATCTAAGAGAATGTTCTCTTGATACTCTACGCAATCGTAATCTAATTACTTCTATTCAATACTCTGCTGGTATAAAATATAGGAAATTGCATGAAATATCTCAATTAGGAAGTAAAGTTGCTAATCTTAGTGAACGCATTGATAATGGTGGTTCTGGTGGTAATATTGCTGATCACAAACTAGATGCCATAAACGCTCTAGCTAGCTGTCATGGTGCTGTTGGTCCAACATCAGCGGATGTACTAGATTTAGTATGTGGTAAAGGACACAGTATATCTGATTTAAACCGTATTATGAAATGGTCTAAAAACTATGGTGGACATAGGCTAAGAGAAGCACTTGGAGAAGCAGCTGTTCACTTCGGACTAGTCAGCAAGGGAAACACTATTCGTGGCTAAAAAGCGTAGAATAGATAAATCGCTTTTTGACCCTTCGATTGAAAAACGCTATCGAAGTGGTAAACACTTAGGATATGTCCGTGAACACCCTTGTTGTGTCTGTAAGACTGACCAGGATATTCACGCACACCACATTACCTACGCCCAAAAAAGAGGTCTTGGACAGAAAGTATGTGACTCCTATACAGTGCCTTTATGTGTATATCACCATATGGAATTGCATCAACAATATGGGAATGAACGTAAATTTTGGTTAAACTATTGTCTAGAACCAATTATTTATTCTCAAATATTATGGAAAAATACTTGCAAATGACCCCCAACTCAAGTTATAAATTAAATTACACTAGAATAGGTGTATCCAAATGAAACTCCCTTTAAAAATTAGAGTTGGTTATAGAACCATTAGTATTGAGTATGCTAATCCTGATTTCAAAAGAGACAACATGACTGATTCATTTGGTCAATATCTTGACCGTGAAAATAAAATTGAGATACAACCAGGTCTTTCTCCAAAAGAGGAAGCAAACACAGTATTGCATGAAATCATGCATTGTGTTTTCAAAACAATAGGTGAAGTCAATGAAGGTATGGCTTTGTCTAATGATACTACAGAGGAAAGAGTTGTGTTGAATACAACAAACATACTCCAACCCCTGCTGTTCATGGATAATCCTGAACTATTAGTCTACCTCACGAAATCTGTTCGTAAGTGATTTAAGATCATCTACGATATCTTGTAGGTCTAATTTTAGTTTCTTGTAAGATCTAGCAAAGATCCAACCTACAATAAAACCAAGTAAAAACTCAAACATTATGATTTATCCTCCAATTGTAATGGTTTGTAACCAAGATCAATACCAGCACCTTTTTGCAAAGTAGTTGATATAGATTTCATCAAACCTTCTGATTGACTACCAGCAGACCAAATCATATCTTTAGCTTGCTGGTAAGCCTGGTCAAGAGCCAACAACTCTTTACCTTCTTCAGTATTTTTGTATTCTCTATCAACCATCAAACCACAAAGTTCTTTGAGCTGTTTTTCTACATCTATAAAAGTTCTCATACCATATGAATTTATATTTTCAGCATCACACATTCTTTCAACAACTTTGAGTAATTCATATCTAGATTTCTCACAAGCTGCTTCTTTCTTTTTGTAATCTTCAAGTAATGTATTGATCCCAATAGTCTTCAGGTATTTCGGATACATCTTCGTAATCATCTGTTCCTTTTTCCTGGACTCTTTGAGTTCCAATACTCTCTTGGCGTTGTAAACTTGATCGCTTACTCTCTGCAAGAAGTATTGTCTTTGACTTTCTGACATCTTTGACATTTTTATATCCTTTCTTTTTTAAGATTTTATCTACACCTTGAGCTGCCATAAAGCTCTCACGATATAGTTTTTTTATCAATCGGAGTTGTGCTACAGATTTACCATCATAATATTTATGATGATATCTAGTTTTTTGTTTGACATGGACATTGTGTCTTTCAGTCCAAAATCTAATTACATGAGCTGGTTCTTTTAACTCAATTGATAAATCTGATACTTTTTTAAATCTCATATTACACTCCAGACTGGGTAGGGAACACGAACAAACGAAAAAACCTACCCAGCTATTCCTTTTGGAATTTGTTTTTATCTATGTCTTTACATAGAAGAAGCATCTGGTCTAAAAATCTTTGAAACGAAGGTGGATTCATTTCATTATAGTTTTTATTAACAGTGCGATAAATATAGGTTGCCATTGATTCGTCATCTTGCTTTACCATATTATCTTCTAAATATTTATCTATATATTCACTCATCTAATTGTACTCCATTTAATCCATTTATATACCAAAGATCACTTATTTGATCTCTCATGATTTGTATTTCGCTTGCACACCAGTTACTGCTGTACTTCACATGATCAATATAAAGATCAAATGTTACAGCAATTAGTATGCCCATTAGCAATAAAGTATTACAGAGGTTTAAGTATAAAAAACTTTTCATATTTTGTTCCTGTCATTAGTTCTTGTTCTTGATTAAGCATATCTGCAATATTTTGTAATCTATCTTCGTCATAAGAAGATTGTATAATTCTACGATTGCCTTCAGAACACAGACTGTACACCCTGGTTTGTGTATTCTCTGTTTTGTTAAGAGTAACAACTTTAATTTTACTTTTACCACCAACAGTCATACCATACCTCTTTACCTTCTTTGATCCACTGTAGTGCATCTTCACAGAACTTAAGATCAGTCTTTTTGTTTTCTTTCATAGCTTCTTCCTGGAACTGATGACCCCAAAAGAAACCACCATGACAAAACGGAAGATCATCATCTTCAACTAACTTTTTGAGTTTAAGTATATCTTCTTCTGTAAGTACTAGTCTTTTACAATTGAAATCACTTTCATCATCAGGATTCTTTTCATGCCATAGTTTGTCCATGAATTCCTGCAACCTAGAATGTTTACGCCAATCATAAACATCTATATCATTGTAACCTGCTCGTTGATCTAATCCCATAAGATCCTCCTTTGTATTTATGACACGCATCAAATACTCTTTGCCATACATCAAACGGTGTTTCACTCCATGGTGTACCACCAAAGCTATTTTGAATTGTCTCTATTGTTTCATTTTCTAATACGCCCATAACCATATTTGCATACGGTATGTCTGACATATCTATGTTCGATTTTGGTTCATAACCCTCATATTTACTCAATATGTTCATAATTATTTCCTTTCACAATGGGTTCTGGATCAACAACTGCTGCGTCTCCTACTATGTTGGCTACTCTCGCTACCCTCCCCTGGTTCGATAACCAGTCGATAAAGTAGTGAGATGCAGTTTGATTTACTCCGTTATCGTCTTTGAACCGACCTTCTTCATCTATGTACATTTCATAGTTCTTACCACCTACTCTACAACCTGTAATCTCAATCATATTACAGCCGAGTAGTTTGTACATATCTTTGAAGTTTGGTCCATCTTCACCCTCTACAAGGTGTTCTTTAATCTCACCATGTACAGGTATTACTGTTACTTTGTAGTTATGCATGATACCTCCTGAATTTAACTTTAGTTGCATTACCCCAATTGTATAATCTCTCAATTGCATCAATGTAATCCAGAGTATTTACACAATGGTATAACTTGTTTCTATTCATAGATAGTTTCTTGATAAACTTCTTGAAACTAAACTGTTCATCTTGAAACAATGATAGCATAGCCATAATAAACTTGGCTTTTCTATAACCATCATAATAATCACCAACTTCCATGATCATTTTTGCCTGTTTAGTAGCAACACCAAACTGACCAGGTGGTATTTCAAACTTACCATTTTTGAAATCAGTAGTTGCAGTCTTTGATTTATTACCTTTTAACATTGCAAGACATACAGCATTTGGTAGTTTAGTTTGTTTTTTGAATACATTGAATTGTGTGTATGGTCCAATGTTACCCTCTTGTCTGCTTTCTAGAGCTACAAAAGATGCTAGATAATCATCAAATGTCCAGTTCTTATTGTTCTGGTTCATAGTTCGTATAGTATCTAGATTCTCTGTGGACACCCTATAGAAAATTGGCAATCCCAAAGCTTTGATTGCTGTGAATCTATGTTGACCATCACATATTTCCATTTTCTTGTTAACTGTGATTGGTGTCTTGATAAACTCTCTAGACATAGATCGTCTCAATTTATTGACATGACCAGCATCAATAGGTCTATTGCCAAACTTTAACTTGAACAATCCATAATTAGTTGTTTTATATATTCGGTTCTCGTCCATTATTTTGGTCCTCCCATTCTTGTTCCATTGTTTGATAGTCCGTGTTGATTTGTTTACATAGTTTCTCTATGTCATCATCTACTTTGTTCTCATCACCTTCTACTTGTCCTGCAAGTATACCGTTCTTGAGATCAAACAGATAAATTATCTCTCTACGGATATCATCGGATTCCATTAGATCAGTTGCTTTATCCATCTCTTTCCAATACTTTACAATTATTTGTTCGATACGGTTAAAGCCTTGTTCTTTTGACATTTCACCATCGTGAACTTTGTCAATAACCTTAGTAATTTTGTTTATTTCCATGTGCTACCTCCTTGAAAATATTAACATAATTGTAGGGGGGAGGGAAGTTTAACCTTCGTTTATTTCCAGTACCCTCCCCAACTTAGCTACTTATTGCTTGGGCGTGGTGCTTCAACAATACTGATATCAACACTTGGATCAGCAACAAACGACTCCATGCTTTCCAAAGTAATTGATTCACCTGGCATTACCTTGGTGAAGTTTATAGTCTGTATGACTTTGAACTGTTGACCAGTTTTCTCATACGGTACTACTGCTTCCCCATTGGCATCTCTTTTCCAGATGTTTTGTACATACCCTTTGAGGTACATACTAGCTTGTTTACTCGTGTCTATTGGCATACTAACCTCCTTATTTTACACGGTTTACGATATCTTGAAGCTTCTTGTGCTTCATAGCTATCACTTGTTCTAGCTTTGTTATCTTGTCCTGCGCTTTAGCATACTGCTCTAGTGCTTCATCAAGAGATGGTTCCCCATCAGCTAGTGCTTTTGCTTTCTTGACCATTCGATCAATCAGCAAAAAACTACTCATAGCTCTCATTATTCTAAACATATGTACTCCTTTCACTTTATTTTTTCACCCTATGGATAGGATCTGGACTTCAAAAAAAAATTAACCAGCCAGAGCCGAAGCCCTGACTGGCTTATTGTAGTTACTGTTTTACCACGAAGGCTTTACCATTTTGGTATACTTTTTCTTTCGCTACAATAGATCCTTTGTCCAACTCTTTCTCAATATTGTCCAGAGTAGACCGAGCTTGATCCATTTTCTCGTAGGCAACTTTCGTAAATAGATCAGCTTGTTCAACAGGTTTAGCTGCATTGGCAAGTTTCTCAACATTACCAGTGACATGATAACCATAAGCCTGTCTTTCTTCCTGAAATGTATTACGATAACCATCAAGTTCTTTTGGCATATTGTCATGAGCCATCTCAAAAAACTTGAAGTATTCTTGAGTCATGGACTGTTTCATGATCTTCATTTGTTTAGCAGACCTACCATACTTAGATTGAGGACTGATATACAGAAGACATTGTGTGTGAGTTACACCAAAGTTAACCCACAACAGAGACATCAAACCAAGAGCTTGTTGCTCATACCAATCTCGTTGTTGCTGTAGTTCTTCAACATCAGATTGCTTTGGTCGATTGTCATCGAGTCCGTAGATACCATCAGTATCATCTTCTCTGACTTCTCTGATATCATCAACCATGTTGCGAGTATCATTGATAGTTCGATCAAGCTGAATGGTCATCATTATACAAGCATGAATCTCAGCAGCTTTTGAGTTTCTGATATCATAGGTATTTAGATTACGATCTTTCTGTCTAGCATCAAGACACCTAACCATAGTGTTCATTGAATCCTCGACAGGATATAGTTCAATAATCATTGCGTTTTTATAATCAAGATCTAATTTGTTCATAATTTACTCCTTTTTTCTATTAGATTCATAAGTTCCCTTACCCTATCCCTTTCCTTATCAAGTTCGTGGGCGAGATATAGCATGGTAGTAAACATCAGTACGATTATCGCAAAGATGCAAATTGATAGTACATAAGTCATAATAAAATCCTTTCGTTTGTTAGTTCAAATGACATACAGTATGCCTCATTATTCGCAAAGCTAGGATGTCAATGCATTATGGTAGGAGGCTCAACAGCTATGCTGTTGTTATGCACAGGCTGAAAGCCTGATGCAATGAAGCCGAGTCGGAGCCATAAAGCAAGTTGACAGCCATGCATTTGTGAATATGATTGGCATCTGTTGGCGTTAGGAACCTGAATAGAACTAGACTTCACCAATAGCATTACATCACTTCCACATATAGAAAGATATGAAGTCTTGTAATGCCAATAGACTGAAGCATTTATGCTTTGCAAATGCTGATAAAGCTGCTGAATGCAAGAAGAAAACTGTGCATTAGGAATCAACTTATGCAACAATTACAAAGCATAAATTCAAACTCAGGGGTTTTAAGTCGGCTATGCCGTCAAGTCTGCGCTTGCAGCGCAGCATAATAAGAAGGGGGGTTTAAATGAACACTAATCATAGGAGGAACAGCATATGCCTTTAGTAGGTAACGTAATATTTGGAGAAGATAACTTTGGTATCACCCAAGCACAAGCTTACTCAAAGATGAGTGGGCATAAGATAGAGCCAAACCCTCAAATAGAGTTGGTCTTTAAAGGCTCAAACTTCAACGAGGATGAGTATTTCAATTATATTGAAGGGTCAAGTACCCTCAAAGGAGAATAGTATGCAAAAACTGAAAGATTTCGGACAATCAATGTACGGAAAATGGACTTCACTGTCCAAGAAACACCAGATAGCAGTAGCTATAGGGGTTTTAATTATAATAATAGCAATAATAGGAGGCTAATATGGCACCAATGGGACCAGGAACATACGGATCTAAAAAAGGTAGACCGATGAAGAAGAAAAATAAGAAGAAAATGAAAAAAGGTAAGAAGAATGCTTACTAAAAAACAAAAAACACTACCAAAAGCACTTCAAGAGAAGATTATGAAGGCAAAAGGTATGAAAAAAAAGAAAGGTAAAAAGAAATGATACCAAGATTAATGTTAAAAGCTATAGCAAAGGGCAAAAAGAAAGTCAAAAAGGCTAAAGCTACACCTACATATGCTAAAATTAAGGCATCAGAGAACAAAGTTAGAACAGCTATGGGCTTAAAAGGTTCAGGTAAAGCTAATGTAGTTCGTAGAAAAGTAAAAGCACCTGTAGGATATACAGCTCTTGGTGCTTCTCTATTCATGGGTGATGATGACTAAATCTGACAAAGATGTTATTGACCAGCTTGTTAAGTCATTGACTAACACAAAGGAAAAAGCACCGATCAGGTATAAGAAACCTGAAGTAGAAGTCGTATTTGAACCAGCACCACCTGTAAAATTAGTAATAAATAATAAAAAAGGATTGTTATGATATACAAAAAAGTCGCTAAAGCAGGTAAAGATATAAAAAAGCTTTTTCCAAAAGCTAAAAAAGTCAAAAGAACTGTTAAAAAGAAAGCTAAATCAATAAAAAAAGCATCACTAAAAGCAGCTAAGTCTGCAAAAAGAGCAACTAAAAGAAACCCTGTACTTACTACTGCTGTTGTTGCTGGAGGAACTGGAGCTGCTATTGGAATGCAAGGCGGTAAACGCAGAGAACAGGGTAAAACTCGTAGACAATACTATTTTGGAGGCAAATAATGGCAAAACAAAGAAGTTTAGTAGATCTTGCAGAAGAAATATCTGCATTATCACCTAATGAATTACAGACACTTGGAAAGATTGTGATTGCAAAACAGCAAATGACTACTCCTGCTGCTCCTGTATCTGTTCCGCAGAATGTACCAGGACCAATGGGTAGTGCTACACCACAAATGCAACAAAGAATGCAACAGCCAAGAAGAACTGCACCACCTACAGCTAGAGATGCAGTTATGCCTGGTTTATTGAGGTAATGGTTAGAATCAGCAGGTTTGCGAGTAAATATCATACAACTCCAAAGAAAAAAACCAAACAGAAGCTTTTTACTGAAGATGAAGATAAGATGTTAGCTTATGTAACTGCTAAACCAAAAAAATTAAAAAAAGATACCATACCAAAAAAAGAAGTGCCTAGACCACAGCCTGATGCTAGAGCTGAGTTTTTTGGTGAAAAGAAACCAACTGGTTTTATGAATATCGATGTTAAAGGTAAGGTAAAAGAACTTAAAGCATTGACTAGAAAAGAAAGACTTGATCTAGCAAGATTTAAAAATACACAAAAAGCAAGGAGAAAATAATGGCTGAAGAAAAGAAAACCAAAAAGAAAAAGAAAGGTTTAATGAAAAAAACCCTATTAAGAGTTACTCCAAAAGGAGCTTTATATGGTTTAGGAGCTGCTGCATTATATGGTCTTGGAAAAGAATCAGGTAAAGCAGAAGATAATAAAATTAAATCTGAACTATTAAAAAGAGGAATTAAGGTATAATGAGAGGTGGTAAAAGACCAGGTGCAGGAAGACCAAGAGGAGTCGTAGCTGGTACTAAAGGAAAGAGATTAGAAGAACATTTAGAGTCCATAAGTAGAACACCATTAGATTATATGATTAATGTATTGAACAATCCAGCAACATCTCCAGAACGTAAGATGTGGGCAGCAGAGAAAGCTGCACCTTACCTTCATCCTAGATTGGCTTCAAAAGAACTAAAAGTATCAGGAGATGAAAACAAACCAGTAAAAATTAATTTATGCCAAAGTCCAGAAAAGGAATAGAAGATCAATTAACCATACCGTTTAAACCTCGTAAATATCAATGGGAGGTTTTTAAAAAATTAAAAAGATTTAATGTTATTGTTTGTCATCGTAGGTTTGGAAAGACTTGCCTAGCAATTTGGAAAATAATAACAACAGCTGTTGAAACACCTGGAGCCAGATTGGCATATATTGCTCCTACCTATAGACAAGGAAAAGCTGTAGCTTACGACTATCTAAAAGAATATACCGAACCACTTATGAAATTAGGTGGAGGTAGAAACGAAACAGAATTAAAGATAGATCTTTGGAATGGTAGTAGATTACAAATATTCGGAGCTGACAACCCAGATGCACTTCGTGGACTTGGGTTTGATGGAGTTGTTCTCGATGAGTACGCACTCATGTCTCCTAGGACATGGACAGAGATTATTAGACCTGCTGTATCAGACAAACTTGGCTATGTTATTTTCATAGGAACTCCTATGGGTCATAATCAGTTTTGGGAAGTATTTGATTTCTCAAAAAGAACTGATAGCAAAGAATGGTTTGGATGTATGTACAGAGCATCTGATACTGAAGTAATTCCTGAATGGGAACTAGAAGATGCTAAAAGAACAATGCCAGATTCGCAGTACCAACAGGAATATGAATGTTCGTTCAATGCTGCGGTACAAGGTAGTTATTACGGAGCTTTGATGGAGAAAGCTGAAGGTGACAAACGCATAGGAGATATACCATACGATCCAACTATAGGTGTAGAAACATGGTGGGATTTAGGTATTGGTGATTCTACAGCAATATGGTTTGCACAAAGAGTTAATAACGAAGTAAGACTTATAGATTATTTAGAAACAAATGGTGAATCACTTGCATACTATGTTGGTGAACTAAATAAAAAACCATATAACTATAAAGCTCATATAGCTCCACATGATATTACAACTAGAGAACTTGGTACTGGTAAATCAAGATTAGAGGTTGCATCAGAGCTTGGGTTAAACTTTGAAGTAGCTCCAAAGCTAGAAGTAGATCACGGAATTGAATCAGTAAGAAATACTTTGCCTAACTGCTGGTTTGATAGAATAAGATGTAAAATGGGTATCGAATCATTAAAACAATATAAAAAAGTTTTTGATGATAAGAACCAGGTGTTTAAAAATAAACCACATCATAACTGGGCATCACACGGAGCTGATGCATTTAGATATGGTTGTGTAGGAGAAGCACCTGAAAGAACAGATTGGGCAAGAGAAATTAACGTAGATACGAGGTATATAATATAATGGCATCACCAAAACCAAAAAATAAAGCATTGTATGCAAGAGTAAAAGCTGAAGCTAAAAGAAAGTTTAAAGTTTATCCTAGTGCATATGCAAACGCTTGGCTTGTTAAAACTTACAAGAAGCGTGGCGGAAAATATTAATGGCGTACGAAGGTGGACTACGCAAGTGGTTCAAAGAAGATTGGAGAGATGTTAAGACTGGAAAGAAGTGTGGTCGTTCCGGAAAGAAAGATAAGGGTAGACCATATCCTGCGTGCAGACCTAAGAAGGTAGCAAAAAGAATTTCAAAAAAAGAAGCAGCTAAAAAGACTGGACCTAAAAAAGTTAAATGGTCTGTAACAGCATCTGGTAAAAGGAGAAAACAAAAATGAAAAAAAAACAACTTAGTCAAAGACAAAAGGATACTTTGAAGAAGCATGCAAAGCATCATTCTGCAAAACATATGTCTATGGGAATGTCTTTTACAAAAGCTCATAAAAAAGCTCAAAAGATGGTAGGAAAGTAATGGCTAAAACACCAGCATGGCAACGCAAAGAAGGTAAATCAAAGTCTGGTGGTTTAAACAAAAAAGGTGTAGCTTCTTACAGGAGGGCAAATCCAGGAAGTAAATTAAAGACTGCTGTAACTACAAAGCCAAGTAAATTAAAAAAAGGATCTAAAGCTGCTAAAAGGCGTAAATCATTTTGTAAGCGTATGACAGGTATGAAGAAAAAATTAACTTCTGCTAAAACAGCAAGAGATCCTAATTCAAGAATAAATAAAGCATTAAGGAAATGGAATTGTTAAATGGATGATCAAAAATTAAAAGCAATGATTGCGTCTGAAATACAGACTGCAATGGGATATCTTGGTGGAGAGCTTACAGAACAAAGAACTAAATCTTTAGAATATTATTTTGCTGAACCATTCGGTAATGAACAAGATGGTAGATCACAAGTAGTATCAACTGATGTATCAGATACTATTGAATCTATATTACCTACAATTATGAGAACATTTACAGCATCTCCTAGAGCTGTACAAGCTACAGCAAATAAACCAGGAGATGAAGCTGCTGCAAAACAAGCTACAGATTATTTGAATCATGTATTCTATAAAGATAATCCTGGCTTTACGATTTTATATACATTTTTCAAAGATGCATTATTACAAAAAAATGGAATCTTAAAAGTATATTGGGATGATTCTTTAGATGTAGAACGATCAACATATGAAGGACTTACAGATGATGAGTTTGCTTTGTTATTGGCTGATCCTGAAGTCAAAGTATTAGAACATACTGAGTATGAAATAGACAATGAAGAAGCATTAGCTGAAGCACAAAAGTTTATTATGGATAGAGGAATGCCAGGAGATATTAAGTCATCTGGTAAACTACATGATGTTGTAGTTAATAGAATGAATAAAAAAGGTCAGGTAAGAATTGAAAATGTACCACCTGAAGAATTTTTAATATCACGAAGTGCTAAAACTATTGAAGATGCACATTTTACAGCACACAGAAAATTTATTACAAGATCAGAACTTGTAGAAATGGGATTTGATCCTGAAATAGTTAAAAATTTACCTACTGATAATGATCAAAGATATAGTGAAGAACGAACTGCTCGATATGATGATTTAGATTATAATTCATTGAATGAGCATTCAACAGCAGAAAAAGCAAATGAAGAAATATTAATATACGAGTGCTACATCAAACTTGATGAAGACGAAGATGGAATTGCAGAATTACGAAAGGTTACTGTAGCAGGCGATAGCTCATATAATATCTTAGACAATGTGCCTTATGACAGAAATCCATTCGTAACCATTACACCTATTCTAGTACCACACAGGTTTTATGGTAGATCTGTTTCAGAACTTGTTGAAGATGTACAATTAATTAAAAGTACAATTATGAGACAGTTGTTAGATAATATGTATCTTACAAATAATAACCGAGTCGCTATAATGGATGGTCAAGTTAATATTGATGATCTATTAACAAACAGACCTGGAGGAGTTGTTAGAACAAAACAACCACCACAATCAGTAATACAACCTTTACAATCACAACCGTTGAATCAACAGGCTATGCCATTGTTGGAATACTTAGATGTTGTTAGAGAACAACGCACAGGTATTACAAGATACTCACAAGGTATGGATGCTGATTCATTAAATAAAACAGCAAGTGGAATTAATCAAATATTAACACAAGCTCAATTAAGAGTAGAACTTATTTGCAGAGTATTTGCTGAAACAGGTATTAAGGAACTATTTAATAAACTATTAGAAGTTGTTATTAAATATGAAACAAAAGAAAAGATAATTCGTGTAAACGAACAGTATGTAACAATGATGCCTATGGAATGGGCAAACAAATGTAACATTAATGTTCAAGTAGGTTTAGGTACAGGTAGTAAAGAACAAGAACTAGTTATTTTGAATAACATTCTTGAAAGACAGCTACAAGCTATTAACTTACAAAAATCAGCAGCAGGACCAATGGTCAATCTTAGAAATGTACATAATACATTAACTAAATTAGTAGAAGCTGCTGGTCTTAAAAATGTTGAAACATACTTTACTGATCCAGTTATTGGTGCTGCACAAATGCCACCACCACGACCACCTCAACCTACAGAATTTGAGAAGGTAACACTAGCTCAAGTACAAGGTGAAAATCAACGTAAGATACTTGATACTCAGATTAAAGAAAGAGAACTTGAGTTGAAAACACAAGAAATGATATTAAATTTTGAAACTAGAATCAAAGAACTAGAAGCCAAATATCAAATGTCTATTGACAGTAATGCAATAAAAAGAGAAAGTGAGTTACAAAAAAAGGAACCCACTAATCAATTAGGAGATATTGGTCAAGAAACTGTAAGACAGCAACAACAATTCTTTGATCCTAAAAATCAATAATGGATGAATATAAATTAAACAAAGAAATATCCAAAGGCTCTAGAGCCAAAACAATATTAGAAGACTCATTATTTATTGAGACCTTTGATACACTCAAAGATACCTATACAAATCAAATAATGAATACTTCCTATAAAGATTCAGAAGCACGAACTGCTATCTGGGTAGCCTATCATCAGTTAGATAAGGTCAGAGACCACCTAGCTGAAATAATGAATACAGGCAAACTTGCCTCTAAACAATTAGAGGAAATCAAAAAACTAAAATAGGAGGACTATATGTCTGAAGCTGAACAGCAGCCAACCACAGTAAGTGGAGCTGCAGACACAATTAAGGGTTTGTTGAACCAATCAGCCGATAATCAACAAGCACCAACTGAGACCGAAACGGTTGCAGAAGAAACATCAATGCAAGTTAGTGATGAACCTGTTGAATCAATAGAAGAAACAGTTAATCCTAGCGACATTCCAAATAAAGACGCATTGTCGGAAGAAAGTACTGAAGTATCTGATGAAGAAACAAGTACACAAGAAATTTCTGAGGAACCTATATTCCCTGTCATTATTGACGGACAAAAATATGAGGTTAACCAACAAGAACTTATAAATGGATATCAAAGACAAGCCGATTATTCACGAAAAACTGAAGAACTTTCTATTGAAAGAAAACAACAAGAAGATCAGTTAACTCGTGAAAGAGAGACCGTTCAATCGCAAATGGGTAATTTAATGCAACTAGAACAATCTCTAAGATCTCAACTTGATGCAGAAATGCAAAGTATAGATTTTGATAAAATGTATGAAGAAGATCCTGTACAAGCATCACGCTTACAGTATCAAATGCAGAAAAGGCAAAAAGACCTAGAAGCAGCTCAACAAAAAATCATGTCTACACAACAGCAAGAATATTCTAAATATGTTGCTGAACAAGAAAAACAGATGTTTTTAAAAATGCCTGAAATGAAAGATCCAGCTAAAGCTAGTGTTGTTAAAAATAACATGAAAGAGTATTTAGCTGATCAAGGATATCAGGCTCAAGAAATAGCTAGTTTAACAGATCATAGGATGTTGTTAGTTTTAAAAGATGCAATGGCTTATAGAAAACTGGTAAAATCAAAACCAGCTTTAACTAAAAAAGTTGCTGAAGCTCCAAGGGTTGTAAAACCTGGAATGGCTAAAACTAAGAATGAAAAATTACAAATTGCAAAAAATGAGCGTGTCAAACGTCTAAAGAAATCAGGTAGCTTAAGAGATGCTGCTGCTATCTTTAGAGAATCAATTAAAATCTAATAAAAGGAGCTTATAATGGCACAACCAAGTAATTTGTACGATACGTACGATACTACTGGTATTAGAGAGGATTTGGTCGACATAATTTATAATATTAGTCCATCAGAGACTCCAATACTTTCAGCAATTCCTAGAACTGCTGCAAAATCAACTAAACACGAATGGCAACTTGATAGTTTAGCTGCACCTGCTGCTAACTCTGTAATCGAGGGTGACGAAGCAACTGTTGATGCATTAACTGCAACTACAAGAGCTTTTAACTTTACTCAGATTATGGATAAAGTAGTAGCGCTTTCTGGAACTCAATCAGCTGTAGACGCTGCTGGTAGAGCTGACGAAATGAGCTATCAAATCGCTAAGAAGTCGAAAGAGCTAAAAAAAGATATGGAATTTGCCCTTATTAAAGGACAGGTTCAAGCTGCTGGTGACGCATCAAACGCTAGAAAATTAGGATCAATCCCTACATGGATTCAAACTAATGGTGATGCAGGATCTGGTGGAGCTTTATCTACTGGTTCTGGTACTGACTTACCTAACTCTGGTACTGACAGAGACCTTACTGAAACAATCCTAAAGACTGTTATCAAAGAGGTTTATGAGTCTGGCGGAGAAATGGATATGCTA